TAATGTAGAAGATAAAAAAGAAGATACGGGGGAGAGATAACAGATGATTACAGACAATGCTAATACGGATAACACCAACACTGGCGACGGAGCTGCACCCGTAGATGCAGCAGCAGACGGAACACTTCTTACACCAACTCCTGGGGATGAAACTCTAACTCCAACTCCTACATTTCAGGAATCCCTTGGTGTAAAGAATGAACTCTTAAATGACTTCACAGATGCAGACTCCTTGGCACAAGCTTACTTGGATAAGCAGACTGAATTTGAAGAGTTTAAAGCAACAGTTCCAACTGTTCCTGAATCACCTGAGCAGTACACCTTTGAAGGAGAGGGTGCAATAGATGAGGGAGCTATGGGAGAGTTTCAGAAGCTTGCCCATGAGAATGGCATCCCTTTGAGTGCTTTTCAAAAGATCGTTGAGTTTGATATAGCACGACAGACACAGCAGATGGAAGCATTAGAAGCTGCTGAGAATCAACAGATTGACACTTTGAGGGGAGAGTGGAAGAATAAGTTTGATTCTAATATTGAACTATCCCGTCAAGCTGTGAAACATTTTGGTGGAGAACCATTGGCTAAGTACCTTGATGAATCACGACTTGGCAATAATATAGAAATGATTAAGATGTTTTTTAATATTCAGTCTCTTATAGGTGAAGATGGCCTACATTCTGGTCAAGGTAATAACCCTATTCAGAGACCAACAATGGAAGATGGAAAACCAATGTTAAACTTTCCATCAATGCAAAAATAAAAGGAGAATAAACAATGCCGACTAATATTACGCTTGTCGAGCTTGCTCACCGTAAAGATCCGAGTGGCAATCTTGCTACAATAGCAGAGGTCTTGGCTGAAAATTCTACGATCATGCAGGATGCACCGTGGACTGAAGCCAATGATACTTACTCTCATAAAATCGTAAGGCGTTCGTCTCTGCCTTCCGGCACCTGGAGAACTCTTAATAAGGGTGTTACTGTTGAAAGTTCGCAGACCCGTGAGTTCACTGAAGGCATCGGTATGCTGGAAGCTTATGCAGAAACGGATGTTGAAATTGTAAACGCTGCACCTAACCCCGCTGCTTTCCGTATGCAGGAAGCATCAGCTTTCATGGAAGGTATGGCTCAGACTTTTTCTGATGCATTCTTTTATGGTAACTCCAACACTGATCCTGAGAAGTTTAGTGGCCTCGATGTTCGTACTAATGCACTGGCTGCAACTACTAATGTAATTGGTGCTGGCGGTACTGGTTCTGATCTCACCTCTATCTATATAGTACAGTGGGGTTTGAATGAAGTCTTTATGGTTTACCCGAAGGGTAGCACCGTGGGCTTGAGTCATCAGGATATGGGAGAGGTTACTGTTACTTCTGCTACTTCTACTCGTCCTCAGACCGCTCAGTATCAGGCTTACCGTGACCACTTTCAGATGAAGGCTGGCCTTGTACTTAAAAACCCGTGGAGTATTGCTCGACTCGCTAATATTGAGTCTACTGGTACTTCTAATATCTTTGATGAGGATGATGTCATCACTCTTTGCAACCGTATGCCAAGAGAGGGTGCTGGTTCTGTTCTGTATGTTAATGCTACAGTAAAGACTCAGATGGAGATTGCTCTCAAAGATAAAGCAAATGTTAACTATACCGCTGATAGTGGTGAGGGTCTTGCTGGAGTACCTATGCTTCGATTCCGTGGAATGCCCATTCGTAAGAATGATTCCATCACCATCACCGAAAGCGCCCTTACATAATTAGGAGGTAATGAATATGTCTATAATTGATAATGCACTTCGTATGTGCGACGACACGGCTTTGGGTACTTCCATTGCTGCCGCTGCCTTGAAGGGGTCTTACATTGATCTTGGGGCTATGAGGGATTATTATGATAACGCTCTCACCCCGGATGTTAATGAAGGTGGGAATCTTTGGTGGAATGTTAAGGTATCAACTGCGATAACTACTGCAGGTTCTCCAGTTGTAACCATTGCACTGTATGACCATACTGCTGCTGGTGTTGCTTCTGGTTCCGCGCTTGTAACTGCTGATACCATTACTGCTGCTCAGTCGGCAGGTTATACTGTAATCAGGACTAAGATTCCTGCTGGAACTGTCAATCGTTATGTTGGCACTGTGGTAACTATTGCGTCTGCCGCACTTACTGCTGGTAGTATTGATAGTTGGATTAGTCTGGATAGTGAAACGCCTAAACCTATGGGCGCGTAACTAATCTTTAAATCCTAAGTAGCTTCCCCCTGGCTATATGGATGTGGAGCGGGAAACCGCTCTACTTTTTAAAGTAATAAGGGGGCAGGGGGACATATGTTAAGAGCAGAATATAATCTAAAACAAATGCTTCAGGTAAACTTTCTTGAACGTATTAAACATCTTTTTAAAACTAATTACTATATTAACGAGTCTGGTAAAATTGAACGACAGTTTATCGACGCTGAGTATGAAGGCCCGTGGATATACAAAAATGTTAAGCCAACCAGCACTTTTCTTAATTGTATTAAGTGGCATCATATTGTGTTCGGTTGCTTTGGTTGTATTCCAGGAGAATGTTTTAACTGCTATAAAGTGGTTGTTCGACCAAGAAATATTATAGAACTATTAGCATTAAATGAAGTACAGGAAGAGCTTGATGTGCCATGTAAATGTGGCACTGAAATAAGAGAATATGTTACAGCTATGTATGGTGGTTACTTCTATACCAGTAGTCTTGAAGAAGGTAAGGAACGATATAATCAGATAAGGAAACTGGTTGATGAGCGTATCTCTCCAGACACCCCTGTATATCTTAAAAGAGCTTGCACTGAATTTGAAGTAAAGTTTGGAGACTCTGACAAGTGGGTAGTTGATCCTAATGAAAAGTTCTATAGCAAGTGGATTGATGAGCACTTCGAAGATACATGTTTTAGAAACGACTATAAACAAACAGACTATATTAAATTAGACACGATACTCCGATGGGTTAAGTATGCAGCTCAGAATGGGGATATGAGTTATCTTGAACTAACAGATGGCGAACCGATGTTCGAATTACCTATAACATATCATGAGGGGGAATAATTATGGCAGAATATATTTGTGTTACAACTAATACTTGGGGCAAGAAACCGAAGTATCGTAGACAGTGGACTCCGGGTGAAACTATTGAACACCATGAATGCCCTAATAATCACTTCGAAGCAGTAGACCCATTTGAGAAACAAGTAACGAGTGAGGGGTACGATGTACCATCTGCTGCAATGATGATTGATTGGGATAGTTTTACTAAGGGACAATTAAATGAAAGGTTTAAACTCGGCTATACTGTTGACACTATCCTTAAAATAAGAAAGAGTCAGCTTATAAAAGAGGCTAAAGAGGTTCTTAAAGAGGAAAGTTAATGGCAACAGATAATATTGAAATCTGTAATAAAGCTCTAAGGGGTATTGGTGGTGCCCCATTATCCTCTGGAATGTCAGACATTACATCTGATACACCTGTTACTAAAGAGGATAAGTATTGTGCATTGTATTACGCAGATGTGAGAGATAAACTCCTCTCAATGTATGATTGGAACTTCGCTCGTAAGAGGTACCATTATGAGTCCAGTGATATGGAAGAGACTGTCTCTGGTGCAACACAGGCGAATCCAGTAGTTGTAACTGTGACTGCACATCCATACGCTGTGAATGATCCTGTTACGTTTGCTTCTGTAGGCGGGATGACAGAACTTAATAGTAATACGTATATTATCTCGGCAATTGCTACAAATACTATAACTCTCAAAGATGAATCTGGGAATGCATTAGATGGTTCTGCGTACTCTGCTTATACATCAGGTGGAACTGTAAGACGTAAACCACTTAACACGTATGAGTATTACTATGATCTCCCATCTGATTTCCTTATAGACAGGACAGAAGAGAGCGGGCACTTATGGGAAATTGAAGGGGATAACCTTCTTATCACAGATCAGGAAGAGATAGACATTACATACACAGCGCAGATTACAGATACTACAAAGTTTCCGATACACTTTGAGGATGCATTTGTTTCCATGCTATCATATGAAGTTGCTCTTGGACTGTCTGCTTCACCAAATATTATAACTAAAGTAGAAAATGATAGGGCAGCGAATGTACCAAATGGTATGTTAATTGATGCACGACAGGGACTACGTAAGCAGGATAAGAAGGTAAACAATAAAGGTACTTGGGTCAGCAAGAGGAAATAATGCCTGGTTATATTATAAAGAATAACTTTACAGCAGGGGAATTCTCTCCACGTTTATACTCTCGTACTGATTTCGATAAGTACAACAATGCCTGTAAGACTCTCCAGAATTTCTATCCACTGCCACAGGGTGGAATTACTAAAAGACCAGGAACTAAGTATATTGCAGAGGTAAAGACCTCAGCTAATGCAACTGAATTAATTCCATTTAGATACTCTAATGTTGATAATTATATATTAGAGTTTGGAAATAAATATATACGCTTCTATAAAGACCAGGCACAAGTAGTAAGTGGTACAGCTTATGAACTTGGTGGTGCTATAACTGGTACACACACTGGCGGTAATAATGAGAGTATATTAACCGACTCTACTGCAAATTGGCAAACTAACGCTCACGTAGGAAAAACTATTACCAACTCTACAGACAGTAGTTCTGGAGTTGTATACGCTAATACGGCTACTACAGTTAGTGCAGTATTATCTGGTGGAACAGATAACGATTGGGATACCAGTGATGCATACTCTTTAGGGGAAGAAGTTCCTTGGCTAACTGCTGAATTACCTGATCTGGACTTTACTCAATCTGCTGATGTACTTTATATTACTCACCCCAATTATCACCCATATAAACTTGAAAGATTGACTAACACAAGTTGGAGACTGTCAAGAGTTGATTTTTATTCAGATGAAGCATATGGGCCTTTTAGAACCGTTAATGTAACTAATAATAGAATTACTCCGTCTGCTGCGACTGGTACTATTACATTAACAGCAAGTGACAGTCTTTTTGTTTCAACTGATGTTGGAAGATTGGTTGCTATTGCAAGTAACACTTCTATGGGGGTTGCTTTAATTATTGGTTACACATCTGCTACAGTAGTGGATGCAAGGGTTTTAAAAGATTTCGATGCATCTGCTATTGAAGGAACCCATACTTCTGTTGCATCCTCTGCAACAGTATTAGCTGATAATACTAAAAATTGGGCAACTAATACCCATGTTGGTAAAACCATAGACAATGTAACAGATGGGAGTTCTGGAACAATTACATCCAACACAGCGAATACGGTAACTGTTAGTTCTCTTTCTGGTGGTACTGACAACGATTTTGATACAGATGATGCGTACATCATAGCATCTTCCGTTGGAGCAAATGCTGAATGGTACTTAGGGGCATTCTCTGAAACAACTGGTTGGCCTGCTAAAACAGCCTTTCATCAACAACGCTTAATATTTGCTAATACAAGTACAGACCCATTTACTGCTTTCTTTAGTAGATCGGGTAGTTATGAAAATTTTAATGAGTTCCCATTAGATGATATAGACACAGAAGTTATAGTTGACTCACACGCCTTTCAAAAGGATTTTATATCTGGGGAGGTCAATTATATTCAGTGGTTGCGTAGTGGAAAGACTCTCATGGTTGGTACAATTGGGGACGAATTTACATTGGGGTCTTATGAGTCTACAGAGGACGCTATAACCCCTACAGCAGTTTTTCCAAGACCGGCGACCTCTTATGGTTCCTCTTCAGTTAGGCCAGTAAGAATAGGAGACACGGTTATCTTTGTTCAATCTGTTTCTAAAATACTAAGGGAGTATATTTATTCATTTGATGCTGGTGGATATACAGCTAACGATTTATCTATCCTATCTGAGCACTTATTAAAGGACAACACTGTTAAAAGATTAGCACACCAACAGTACCCAACTAATATTATTTGGGTTATAAGGGATGATGGTATACTTCTTGGAGCAAGTTATTTAAAAGACCAGGGGATTATTGGATGGCACTATCACTCTTTAGGTGGGGACAGCTCCACTGAGGTTGAAAGAATTGCAGTTATTCCAGGAGTAGATAGAGAGGAATTATGGATGATAGTAAAAAGAACTGTAGATGGAGGTACAGTTAGGTATGTTGAGCTTTTAGAGGATGAGTTCACTGGAACAACTACTAAAGCCTCTCGTTATTTTGATTGTCACTACAGCTATTCCGGCTCTGCTGCTACAACTATTACTGGGTTAGATCATCTGGAGGGAGAGAGTGTACATGTTTTAGCCGATGGAGTTCAGTTACCTTCTACACCTACCGTATCCAGTGGGGCTATCACATTAGCCTCTGCCGTTACATCTGCTGTTATTGGTTATAATTATAATTCAGATATGCAACCAATTGAGCCGGATATTAATGATGACACTGGAGCTTCTATAGGTAGAACAAAGAGGGTTAATAGTATTTATTTTAGGCTATTAGATGCAACTAATTACTCTATAGGGACTACTTCAGGCTCGTTAGCTGCTGTCTCAGTTGCAAGTGGAACCAGTTTATTCTCAGGTATACATCATGAGTCTTTAGATGCTGGTCATACAACTATTCCATCTCTTTATTTGAGGCACAGTACTGGAACACCAATCACTATATCAAGTTTAACATGGGAGATTGATCTTGGGCAAAGGTAA